TGGGGGCTGGATGGCAGAGGGTAGCCGAGGCGGATGCCGAGGGCGTTCCATGCGGCCATCATGGTGTCCAAGCGCCGGAGGGCAGATTGCATTTGCTCTGGCCCGAGGTCAAAGGCGTAGGAGGCCAGTCCGATCTCGTCGAAGGCCTGCTCGATAAATTGGCGCTTGGTCCATCCCATTGTCATTCTCCAGTTGGCGCGGACAGTCTGTCCTGGATCAATTGTCCCAGCTTTTTGTCCTTTGTGCGACCGTCGAAGCGGATGCCGAGTTCTGTGGCCTTGGCCTCCAGCTCTTCGCGGGTGGGGGCTGCTTCGTCTTCTGGGGCTGTGTCCACGACTTCCACGGCTTGGGATTCTGCCTGGGCTGCTGCTTCTGCTTGTTCGCGCAGCAGACGGTGGTTGATGCCGTCGATGGGCTTGGATGGCTTGCGCACCTTGACCGGCTTGCGGTTCTTGGCGTATTTGGGGGTGAGGATTTTTTCCTGCATCACTTGGCCTTTTTCTTCATGGGCTTGGCGGTCTTGGCGGCTGCTTTGAAGTCTGCGGCTGTGGGTGCGCCTTTGGCACCTGGTTTGCGCATCTTCTCTTTGCTGCCTGCTGCGATGCGTTCGCGCTTGGCGTTGATGTTGGCGTAGAGACCGGGCTTCATTTCATGGCCTTCTTGGGTGCTTTGCTGGGTTTGCCTGCTGCCTTGGCTGCTTTCTCGGCTGTGCTGAGTGCAATGGCCACGGCTTGCTTCATGGGCTTGCCTGCTTTCTTTTCCATCTTGATGTTCTTGCCGATGGACTTGCTCGAATAACCTTTGGTCAATGGCATGGGGTTCTCCTATTGCAAAAAGGGGGGCAGAAGCCCCCCAGTTTTTTGGCCAGTTTACTGGTTGAACAACAAGATGCCGGACATCTCGGGGTTCTTGTTGACCACACCGAACAGCGTGTCCATACGGTACTTGATGGTCATGCTGTTGATGTCGTACCACTTTTGCAAGACCAGCTCGATGCCTTGGTCTGTGCTTGCACGCATCACTGCGACGCCAGCGTCAGAGGGCACTGCGTAACGGCCAGGCAAGATCTCCAAGGAGTCACGCTGCCAGAACACGTTCACCGAAGCGGCGTTGACGTTCAAGAAGGTGATGGCGGCTGCATCTGCTGCAATGGCCACTTCCACGTTCTTGTACTGCAACTGGGCGTCTGTTGGGCCTGTGCCACCGATGGTTTGAGCACCGATGATTGGAGGCGTGATGGTCATGGTGGTGCCGGAGTCAACAGACACAACACGGAAGGTCTTCAACTGACCAGTGCTTTGCTTGGTGATGTGGTGCACAGCGTAGACCTCAGCGATCTTGAAAGCGTCGCCAGCAGCGATGCCGGTGGTGCTGTTCACGGTCACGGTCTGGAAGCGGTTGTCCACGTTGATCTGGCCGCCCACTGCTGTGGAGGTGGCCTGAGGAGCGTAGTTCGCTTGTGTGTTCGAACCGTTGGTGTCGATGGTCTTGCTTGTGCCAGCGGCGGCTGCCAGGCGGTTTGCGTAGTCCATCTTGTAGGTGTCGAAGCCTGCGACCATGCCGACGTAGCTGCGCTCGTAGGCTTTGTCCGACTTCTGGTTGCCGAAGCTGCGAGCAGTGCCGACCAGGTTGCCAGCCAAGCCGTTGTAGTCGCGGCTGGACAGGGCCATGAAACGGTCATAGTCTGGAACGCCTTGTTCGTTCATGATGGTGTCGCACAGGGAGACGTCATCGTAATCGCCAGCGGCAGCTGCGATTGGAACAACCAAAGAGCCGAGGTTGGCGGCAGAGCCCATGATGGCCACGTTAATGTCGGAGGCCAGCTTTTGCTTGGCGCTCTCACCCAGACGGCCTTCTTGCAAAGCGTCACGCAGTTCGAGGGCGGTCATCTCCCATGGCACTGTCTGGCTGTAGCCCAGAGTCGCGGGGACGGCCAACTGAGTCATGCCCTGGTATTGGCCAGCGATGCTGTTACCGGGTGTGCTGTTGATCGACTGAGCGATGTAGGGCTGTGGACGCCAGATGGTGTTGTTGGCGCGTTCCATCATTGTCTGGTCTGTGTTGTAGACCGCAACGTGACGGGACAAAACCAGCGCATCCTGGAAGCCTTCGAGGAGGTCTTCAAAGGCAACGCGCTCTTCTTTCGAGAAACTATTGGACATGGTATTTCCTTAAAAAATCATTTTTGAGATGCTGCACGCTTTTGCGCCTTGTACTGCACGACCTTGGTCATGTTGCCAGTACGGGCAGCTTCTTCGCGCAGCCGTTCGAGGGTTGAGTCCACCGCCCCAGAGACTCGGCCAGTTCCTGACACGATTCTTTCGGGCGGCGGGGCTGCCTTGCGGTTGGTAACTTTCAAGTCTTTCTCCAGTTTCGCTACCGCAAAGGCAAACTTTACGGGGTCTTTGATGGCGGCCAGCTCTTGCGCCTTCTTGGGGTTTTTTCCGAGTGCGTAGACGACGAGGGCGGGATTGTCCGCACCTTGCAGCATGACGCCTTGCTGGGTGACGTTGAACAGCTCCTGGGCCACGGCCTCGGCGTCGTCAAAGTCTTTGACCCGCAGCTCGGCTTTCGCCTTGCCGTAGCCATCCAGTTTGGCTTGCCAGGCTTTCTGCTGATTCATAACTTCAGCTTCTTGCTTGGCGTTGGCTTCGTCGGCTTTGCGCTTGCGCTCAAACCAAGTGGCCAGTGCTTCCTCGAACTTTTCTGCGTCGTAATCGTGATCTTCCAACTTGGGCTTTGGCCCCAGCACGACCGGCTTGGTCTCAGTCTGTGCGGTGGTTTGCAGCTTGGTTTGGAGTTCGCGATTTTGGCGCTGGAGTTCTCGGTTCGTCTTGCGTAGCTCTCGGACCCATTCGGGCGCGTGTGCTGGTTCTTCGGGAGGTGGCGCTTCCTCACCAATGGAGACTACAACCTCGTCGGATTCTGCCTCGTCGTCTTGGGCTTGGGCCTGCTCACCGTCGGATTGCTCCTCTGGCTGCTCGGTGGCCTCGTCCTCGATGACTGCGGTGTCGTCGTTCGTGGTGTCGTCGTCCTGTTCTGCCTGTGTGTTCATCGTTGACCCTGTGAAACTCACCCATTGAAACGGCTGGGTGGATACCGTGTGCGTAATTGTCACTCAATTGTGGGTTGATTGACAACTGGCTGTGCTTGTTGCTGGACAAAGCCGCCGATTTGTTCCGCCAGGTTCAGTGCGTGGTCTTGAGAATCCATGTCCACGTTGCTGAGGGTTTCGACGGTTTTGGCCCGGCTGAGTTCTGCGTCTGCGATGGTTTTGACGGTGGTGGCTCGGGCCTGGGCTGCTTTGGCTGTGGCTTCCTCGGCTGCGGCCTGCAAGTACATCGCGTTGGGGTCTTGCGGCTGGCCTTGCATCTCGGCCATGAGTTCCTGGGCTTCGTCGTCGGTGGGCTTGACCACGCCCATGCGCAGGAGCTTCTTGCGGAAGTAAGCGTTAGCGTCGCTGATGCCCTCGCCCTCCATGTTCATCATGGCCATGGCCGTAATCACTTGCTGGGTCTCTGGATCTGCTGTGATCTGGAGCATCCCGGTCAGGGCGCGGACTGTGGCCTCGCGCTTGCTGGTGCTGGATGGGCCGACCTCGGCCACGACGTCAAAGGTGGCGGAGCTGAGATCGTTTTCCATGACGACTTCGCCGGTCTGTTGGTCGATGCTGGGCTGCATGAGTTCGACCATTCCGGCCTCGCCTGTGGGGGCGATGGTCTTCATCTTGCGCTTGTCTTCGATGTAGACCTCTTTGGCCATGGAGAGCCAGATCTCGCCGCAGCGCTTCATGCCCTTGGCAAAGTTGGACATGTAGATGAAGGCCTGCATGTCGACGCGAGTCTGGATCATCTCCACGGCTTTGCCTGACATGCCGCTGACCATCTTGTCGGCCCCGGCTGGGTTGCCCAGGATGTCTTGCATGTCGGTTTCGGTGATCTGCAAGAGCGCGGCCATGGCCGGTGGGATGTTCGGGGCGCGGGTGTAGGCGACTGGACCCGACACGGCTTGGTTGCCGTTCTGGTCGGTGATCGGGTTGATGAGCAGATACGGGTAGTCTTTGAGGTTGTCCTCTGACCACATGACCTGGTGGCCTGCCACCTGCTCTGGGGTAAGGATGGGCTTTTCCACCGATGACAGCGCGGAGATCTCGCCCAGCTTGGAGAGCTGCATATTCTTGAGGCGCTGGGCGTCTTTGGCCAAGCGAACGTGGCCCATGCAACGCTCGATGTTGTCAACGAACCAGCGCTTTCCGTACACGACCACGATGGGAATGCACTTGCCTGCGATGTAGCCTGCATCTTCCAAGACCCTGCCGCCAGACATGATGTATTTGTGCACGCGCTTGCGCTTGACGCGCTTTTGGCGGATCTCCACCGTGCCGATGGCCGCGAGGGTTTCTTCCAGGGTTTCGTCGTTGGCGAAGTCTGCCTGGGTGTAGCGTTCTTCCTCGCCTGCGATGTTCTGGAAGATGCGGATGGTCTCGGTCTTTTCCTCGACCTTGTAGTACTCAGCGACATAGACCACATCAGGAGTGCACCAGTCGAACTCGTACTGGTGAATGATCTTGGGCCAGTCGGTTGGATCGTCGCCCCAGGTGTCTTTGTAGGCCTGGCGCGTCATGCTGGTGACGACGTAGCAATACTTGGCGTCGGACTTGTCCTGGCGCTTGGCCCCGAGGTCGAAGAACACCGAGCTGTCAGCGTCGAAGATGGGCTCGATCCTGATGCGCTGGCGGTCGTCTTCGTCATTCTCCTCGTCTTCGTAGACTGTGCGCAAACGCCATGCCCCGATGCCGCCGCCGACTGCTTCCTCGAAAGCGTTGTCGTAGGCCTCATCTGCGACGGAGGCTTGCTCGTCTGCACGATACAGACCGTCGCAGACCTCGGCCAGCTTGTCGTTTTCCTGGCCGTCTTTGCTGACGTAATCGACCGTGATGCGGTTGTTGCGGTACTCGTTGATGATGCGAATCACCGAGAGCATGATCTTGTTGACCTCAAACTTGGGCTTGTTCTCGTACAAGTCCCAGAGTGGGCCTTCCCACTGGCTGCCTGCCAGGGAGTAAAAGCGCCGGTCTTGG